GAACTTCAACCTTCTCGGGATAAAGTTGAGCTAGTGTTTGAAGGGGCATAATCAAACGATAGTAGGCGCAGCCTCCTTCATTTGCAAAGACCCCTAGTATTTTTAGTTTAGCCATTAATATACCTAAAAAAAAGGAGGTAGTTTAACTACCTCCTTATAATAGTGAACTCCAAGTTATTAGTTGTTTCTCGGAGGAACTATATACATACCTTCTGGAATTTTAACCTTATTATCGGACTTAATCCAATTTGTGCCATCCCAAGTATAAACATGCCCTTCAACGTCTGAGCCTGTCCTAACTATATCATCAGATCCGATGATTATAGCCTGGGTGTGCCCGCACCCTGTCATACAAAGAGTTCCGCACAGGATCAGGAAGAGGCTGAGCGTCTTTAAGTGTATCGGGTGCATTTAATTTCTCCCAAAGGAAAGGTAGTAAGGATTTGAATAAAGCTGCTAACAGGTCTGTTATAAACTTCAACCCTTATCCCCCTGAACTACACGAGTAATGAGGGCAGATAGCTTCTGCGTTCCCCATTTAGTTAGCACTCTCAAAACAGGTCCAGTACCTAATTGCATTGCCTTAGCAATAGCAAGAGTCTTAGCTTCCTCTCGTTCTTCTGCTGTTAGCTTACCGTCAGCATTAGCACGCTTACGCCACACAACAAAATCATCCCCCACTAGGGAGACTGCATTTCTCAGAGTATCAACAGCGTCTGTCTCTACCCCAACTCGTGCCAGTAGACGCCACACAAAAGCTAGAAGCCCCGTAAGTAAAACTCCCAGTAGGGACCACACGGCTTCAGACAATAATAACGATTCTAACCATTCCATAATTTATTTCCTAACTCTGCATCTTGTTAAGGAACTCATCATCTGAGCCCGCTTTTGAAGGAGTGTCTGTGTACGGCTTTGCACTCATAGAAGGAGGAGTAATTTCCTCCGTGACCGCAAGAACATCCTCGTACTCTTCAAGCTTCACTAAACCGTGAACATCGTGGAGAGAATCCATCCACTCAGCCACCTCAGCCTTAGACCCAGCTTCGCTGGGCTTTGGGCGTGCCTGAGATTGGTCATACTTGGGGAACGCCCCCTCCATAACCTTTATGATCTTGAAATCATGCCCACTCTTAAGGTCAGTAATATCACCGTAATCCTCATCCAAAATGGTGTTGAGGATCTTCTGGAAGAGCATTATACCGATGGAAAGGATCTTAACCTTCGCCGTCTCGCGCTCTATTACATTCATGTAATACCGCGAACGTCCCTTAATCTGACGAGCAAGATCTTCGTCCTCCTTAACCCCTGTCTTCCAAAGACCGAAATATAGATCACAGAGAGTACACTTTTCTCCATGAATCTTACGGCAGTGAACGTTACGAACCTTGTTGTCCGAATTCATAATCCTATGGATCTTAGTCTCCGCATAGAATTGAGTATCGTCGTCCTTACCAGGAAGGATACGAACTACATTGTTACCCTCTTGTAGTTGTACAAAGTTGTCAAGAAATGAAGTGTCCCCACCGGGACCACTAGAAATTTCCTCGTGTTTACGCCTAATTGCTTCAAGGTCTATTGCCATTCTGGTCTCCTGTTAAAATAGTTACTTTGTTATAGAGTTACTTTAAAAAAGTTTATGAATAAAGTTTAGTTTCTTGCCTACTGTTGGATGATAGCTGAATAAGACAGTCCTTTTTATGCTCCATAGCAGAAACCATACCCTTTACCATTAAATAACGGTGATTAGCTTCTGTCACTTTCGCTACTGCTTCTACATACTCATCATCTTTACCTACAAGCTCATTTAAATGCTGCGCTGTAACCTTACGGGGGTAGTTACGCGATCTATACTCTTCTCCTAAACGAGAAGTTATAAGATTAAGATCTGCGGTAGCAACATCTAGCTGTTTCCTAGCTAAACCCATAAGAGATATATATTGCTGAAATAAAGTAGGGTGTTGAACAAGCTCTCCGTTGATGTTCTCTCTGTCTATCTTACTCAATTCTTTTCCTATGAGTGTAAAGTTTTCCCACGTAAAATCTTCGTAGGCTTGTAAAATGTTCAACATTAAGGGCTCCAGTGATGGAAATGGTGATGGGGGTAATGGTGATGGGGATGGTATCCCCTAATCGTTCCTAACGTAACGTTGCATCCACTTACCATAGCAGCCGTTAATAAAATTACAAACAAAATCTTAAGCTTCCTCATAATTACCTCAAAATGATTTATCTCTCTTTATATCATGCACAGGTGCCTTGCCCTTCTCCGCAGCTAGGTCCAACTTTATTCCAGTCTCAGCAGGATGTTCTTTTTTCTTCTTCTTCTTGGGAGTAACCATTCTACGCATTTCTAAAAGATGCTTAATCTCTAGGAGTTGTTGTGAGAGCATCTTACGGAACCAAACTATAAGTTATTAAACCAACCCCAGCATCGGTCGATGAAATACATAAATCTTCTCCAACAGCACAGTCTCCTATTCCATTAAAAACCTGAGGGCTTGTCGCCGGTTGGATCAACGGGTAATCGGCTATAGGCATCTGTCCTGTTAAACTAGTTCCTGTACCTCCAGTCGCGGCGGAAGAAGATATATTAACATATTCTATAGTAATCGTGGGGGTGGTGATATTATAACCAAGAAGCCTGATTTTCCTTCCGTCCCCTGGGGTAGCTACAATCTGCGTCGTTCCTGCTGCGTCCGCAGCGAAGGTAACAGATTTTGTTTCTATACCGGGTACCCCTGCATGATTTGTTGCTGACCTTGCCCCTATTCCTCCTGGTGGTGATCCCATTTCTACTGCTCCTCTTTAATTAAAATCTCAAATAACTCTCTATTAGAGTTAAATGCTGACATGAACCCCCTACTAATACATAAAGTAAGGTGCTCATTATTGGTAGGAGCAATATACCCATCTGTAAATTCTCCTCCCATCTCATTATGGTCATACCCACCTAAACCTATCGTCGTAAGTATGGCGTGAGTTATCTCATGAATCAATGTTTCTCTAGCTAAATCAAAATCGTTAGTCTCTCTTATATATATAGTACAATGGTCGAAGTCTGTAAACCCCCAACACTCAGATCCTCCCTCATAAAGTTCATTCTTTACTACTATATCAAATTTTCTCCATCCTGCATCGAAACATAATCCATCAACTTTTTGTAATAAATCACATTTCTTCTTCGGCATCAACCTCCCCTTCCTCAATTCTCAAGGTTCCGTAATTTATATTTAAAGGAACAGTGAAAAAAGCTCTACCGTTCCTAACCTTCATAGCGTACAATCGCATAGTACCTTCTTCATACTCTTCTCTGGTTTGATTCAAGGAAACAGCAAGGTCAACAGGGCGAACTTGTCCATAGGAATCTCCAAGCTCAGAATCGGTAATTAACCTCACATTACGTCCCTGGCGATTAGTCTGGGTTGCAGTCCAAACTATACAGTTGTTCTCTTGGGCCAGCCCACGTAATTCTGAGACTATTTGTTCCATAGCCTCGTACTTTGCCATCCCCCTGTCGGAATATTTAAGCAGTCCTATGTAATCCACGATAATAACATCAGGCTCGAACCTTTCATGGTTTCGTAAAATACTTAGAAGTGCTCTAATTCCCTGCACGGACGTAGAGCCGCAGGGTAGCTCTTTTATCACCAATTCCCCATCAGAAAACTTTTCCTTGAACACATTTAGACGCTCCTTCACCTTGATAAGCGAAGTAGGATCAGTTTTCATCTTCCTCTGGGGAATTAGGGAGGCAATAGAGTCCAACCGCTGTGCCACTCGGTCCTCACTCATTTCCAATGAGATGTAAAGAACCTTACGATTCTCCATCAGCGACTGCACACACTGGTTAGCTAAGAATAGAGATTTACCCACACCAGGAGGTGCCACTACCATAGCGATTTCCTTGCGTTGTAATCCCCCCTCAATGGCACGGTTTAGAGTAGGAATCATGGATTTAAATATATCTCTATCTTTTTCAGGAATCTCGTAAAGCCTCCTAAAACGATCACTCACATCCAAAAAATAGTTTTGTCCTACGTCTATTTGACGGGACACAGTAAGAGCTTCCCGAATATTACCTTCTATGGCACCATAATTTTCATTCTTTAAATGTATGATGCTCTCCTTGATAGCGGACTTTAAAGCCTCTTTCTTTGCGAAATCTTCTACCAAGTCTAAAACATATTCTTTGTTCTCAATAGATTCAGGGTTGATAGAATTAATATCTTCAAGCTCCTCAACATAATCAGAAATCTTCCCGTTATCTCCAATCTCTTTTCTAATATCCTCCACTATAAAATCATCAGTGGGAAGCATAAGATACTCATTATAATACTTTTGAACAGTATCGTATATCCTCGCATGGATAGGATACTCAAAAAACTCAGACTTTACCAATGGTGCTATTTGAGTAAAAAAATCATGGTTATCTTTTAGAAGATAAATTATACCACGCTGTATGTTAGAAGAAAATGGATACATTACTCTAACCCCTCTTTATCTGGTTTTGTAATCATGTCTACATTAGTTTTTTCTTGTGTCGCAGGGTCATAGCCTGCGCGATTATAAAACTGCTCT